GAGTGCTGTCGTGCACGATCACTCGATCGACATGCAGCAGCTCTGGGCGGAGGTGCTGGCGCTCTGGAAGGCTGGCGAGGTGCACTACCTTAGCCAGTTGGAGATGGGCGAGGTGAGCGTGCATAACAACCAGTTTGAGCAGTCCGACCCGATTGTGGAGCTCATAACGGACGGTTTGGCGTGGTCAGATTTCAGCGAAACGAGGTGTAAGTGGATGAGCGCGTCGGAAATATTGAGGTGGTTGGACGTGAGGAGCCCCAGTAAAAGGGACACCAGTTTGGCGGGCGCGGCGGTGCTGAAGTTGAACGGTGGGAACAAAAAACGGCTGTCCACTGGCCGTTATCTGGCGGTTCCGCTGAGCAAGGCGATGGGGGTTGTGGACGTTGGGGGCGAGGTATGGTGACATGGCTAAAAACTGTCGGCGTATGTCACCGTAGGGGTGACATGGTGACATGCGGTGTAAAAAGTAGGCAAAAAAGGGCTTTCATGTCACTATATGGTGACATGAAAGTGGGGTAGTGACATTAGGTGTCATCATAGGGAACATGTCACCTATGTCACTATATTTATATATATTTTATATAGGGTAACTGTGATGGTAGGTGGTAACACACTACATACTTCCTATATAGAGTTAGCAAAGCTGGTCACAGTGTCATGGTGACATGGAAAAGGACGTAGAAAAGCGGTTGGTGGTGGGCATAAAACGGCTTGGTGGGCTGGCGGTTAAGTTCGTCAGTCCGGCCTCGGCGGGGTGGCCTGATCGCTTGGTTTTGATGCCGGGCGGGCGGGTGACGTTCATCGAGTTGAAGACAGGCACAGGAAAACTTAGTGAGTTGCAAAAGTACCGGCTGAAGGTTTTGGGTGACTTGGGGTTTGATGCCCGGGTCCTGTATGGGCACGATGAGGTTAAAGGATTCTTAGATGAAACTGCACGATTATCAGTTGAGGATGGCCGAGCACATGGTGGAGCACCGCGGGGCGATGTGTTGGTCGGAGGTGGGGCTGGGCAAGACCGCAGCGACCCTGCAGGCGCTTCGGATGATGAAGGCAAGGGGTGAGCCTATCCAAGTGCTGATCGTGGCTCCTAAGCGTGTTTCTGAGCACGTGTGGGAGGCCGAGCGAGATCTGTGGGCACCCAAGATGCCGATGCTGGTGATCAAGGGCAACCCAGCGCAGCGACTAAGGGCGCTCAGGACACCGTGCTCGGTCAAGGTGATCGGGCGCGATAACGTGAAGTGGTTGGTTGACGAGCTCAAGGATCGCTGGCCGTTCAATGTGCTGGTGGTGGATGAGAGTCAGGGGTTCAAGAGCCCGTCTACGGCGCGTTTTAAGGCCCTTAGGCGCGTTAAGTTTGACCGGGTGATACTCCTGAGTGCCACACCGGCCTCTGAGGGCCTGCTGGGGCTCTGGAGCCAGTGCTATCTGGCCGATCAGGGTGCACGGCTGGGCAAGACCTACACCGGCTACACCAACGCGTTCTTTGTGGGCGACTACATGGGTTGGAATCTGGCACCCCGGCCTAACGCGGAGAAGGAGATCCACGCAAGGGTCAAGGACATCACGGTGGCCATGCGGGCTGAGGATTACTTGGAGCTACCCGAGCGCGTTGACAGCACCACGGTCGTTGAGATGCTGCCCGGCGAGTTCAAGGTCTACGAGCAGCTACGACGTGATGCCCTGCTGCCTATTGCAAACGGTGAGCCGATCACGGCGGCCAACGCCGCGGTGCTCTGGGGTAAGTTGCACCAGCTCTCGGGCGGGGCGATCTACGACGAGGGCAAAGACGTGCACGTGTTCTCCAACGCCAAGCTCGCAGGCCTGCAGGACGTGATCGAGGGTGCAAACGGCAACCCGGTGCTGGTGTTCTACGGCTACCGCCACGAGATCGAGCGTATACAGGCCGCCACGGGTGCCGAGCTGCTGGACGTTGACAGGTGGAACGCCGGCCTGCAAAAGGTCGCCCTAGCGCACCCTGACTCGTGCGGGGCGGGCTTGAACCTGCAGCACGGGGGAAGTATCGCGGTGTGGTTCACACTCCCGGCAAGCCTTGGGCAGTACATTCAGGCTTGCGGGAGGTTGCACCGGCAGGGGCAGAAGCGGCCGGTTTTTATTCACCACCTCATCGTGGCTGGTACGAGTGACGAGGTGGTGTTGGCGAGGCTGGGGGAAAAGAGCACGACGCAGGTCGAGCTCTTGCGTGCGATGGTTAGACCTGCCTGAGCGCTAGAGCGTCCTGCAGGTCGCCGGTCAGCGAAAGTAAGGCAGAAGCCTTGGTGAAGTTGCCGGCCTCGCTGGCCTTTGTTGCTTGGTCCAGAATTGCGTTGAAGATGGCGGTGTTAGCCGCGTTCCAGCCCGAGTTTGCGGCATGCTTTCTGAGGTCGTCTGGGTACGACGCGATGAGTTGTTCGTGGTTCATAAAAATCCTAAAGCCCCCGAGGGGGCGGTTGGTTTACTTGCGGGCTTTGACGCGAACTTGGAACGAGGCAGACTGCTTGGTGTACTTGGCGTACTCGGCCTCGCCGAACTGCTTGACGAACTTTTCTTTGTCGAAGATGGTGCTGTTGAACTCGCTGTATGTCGCGCGAAACAACGAGCCTTCGACGAACGCGACACCGTCGGCATCGACTTCGAGGTTGCCGTCGGCACCGCGTTCTTTGACAACTTTCTTGATGGCGTCGGCCTGCTTGGTGAGGTCGGCGATTTGGGCGAGAAGGAGACCGAGTTGGTCGACTGCTGAGGGGGTGAAGTTCATTTTTAAGGCTCCGTGTTTGTCGTGTTTAGGTACTGAGACTACAGTTTACATTGTAAAGTTGTTGAATGCAACAAGGGGCGAACCCCCTGTTGTTTTTATGCAGCGAGCTTGGCGTACTCGTCGGCCAGCGTCCAGAGCGCCTTGTTGAGTTTGACGTTCTCGGTCACGCCACCCACGGCACGGGTTGACATGTTGCGGCCGTTAGTTGTGCGACCGCGCACGCCACCCTTGATCATGTTCTCCTGCACACGATTGAACGTCGTCCAGAGGTTGTCTTGGTTGTCATCCCAACGGCGCAACGTGAGTAGGCGATTGGCATCGATTGGGGCTGCACCGTCGTCGTAGCGCAGGGCGAGCGCAGCACGTGCAAAGAGCTCTTGGTGGGGGCGGTCCATTGTCACGGCCTTGTAGTCGTTGATGCGCGAGCCCACGCTGTTGAGCTCGTCGATCACGCGGTAGGACGCGTCCACCACGTCGTCAACTACCCGGCCGGTGTGACGCACGCGGCAGTCTGCGGCCACGTCGCCTGCGATGATGCCGTTGGCGCACACCATGCGAAAAAAGCCTGACATCAACTGGAACGAGCTCGTGCCGTCGTGCGAGTTTAGCAAGATGATCTCACCGTGGCCCTCGTCGTTTTTGAGCGCGGTGGGGTGACGCAGGCGCAGCAGGTGCTTGGTGTGCTCGCGCTTGTTGAGATCACGCACGCGGGTCTGGCGAACCTCGTAGGGCTCAAAGCCCTCGGCGCGCAGGCCGTCGAGCACGTCGCTGGTTGGGATGAAGGCGTAGCGCTCACCACGGCTGTCGTGGGCTTCCTGTGCAAAGACCGAAGGCGCGTAGCGTGCAATCATTGCGTTGTCCAGTGGGCTCTGTGAGCGAAAAGCTGTTGGTGCTGACATTTTGATGTTCATGGTGTGACTCCGTGTGTGATTACTTGTGTGAATTTGCAGGTGTGCTGATGTTCATGCGTGGGTCAAAAGCATCTGACTTTTTAAAAGCGAGAACATCGTCGTATGTCTCAAACCAGTAGTAGCTGTTAGCAACTTGAGCACAAAAAAATCGGTCTGCTAAGTAGCCGTCAAAGTAGTCTGTGTAGTGTTTCATGGTGTTTTCCGTGTTTAAAGGTTGACTTGGATGTCGGTTGGGCGGCCCATCGCGTTGGCGACAGCAGCCTCTTCTTTGGCAAAAGCCATCGCTTTTTTGAACGATGCAAAGCTGCTAATGTAGCCGTAATCGCCCTCGATGACCCACTTGTCGGTGGCCTTTTCCCAATGGGCTTTTGCTGTTACTGCGAGTGCTGCTTTGACGACGTTGATTGTGTTCATGGTGTTTTCCGTGTTTGTCGTGTTGGTTACTGAGCCTCCAGTATGAGCCCATTTGTTGACAATGTAAACATTTATTTTATTATCGGAAACCCTGATGCAAAAATACAACGGTGGTATAAAATCGCGAGAATAATAGGAGGTTTGCTATGGGAAGGCCTAAGGGATCGGGGAGTTTGTACACGCAAGAGCTCGCGGCTCACATCTGCGAGCGCTTGGCGATGGGTGAGACGTTGGTGAGTATTTTGCAGTCGCCGGGGATGCCCAAGCGCTCTACCGTGCAGCACTGGGTGACCGACCTGCCCGAGTTCGGAGAAATGTACGCGCGCGCGAGAGACGCAGGCTTCGATGTTTTGGCCGAAGACACCATCAGAATTATCGACGAGGAACCCGAGCGCATCACAGGCGAAGGGGGCGGGCGGCGCGACAGCGCGTTCGTGCAGTGGCAAAAGAACCGCGTCGAGCTCAGACTGCGCCTGCTCAAGAGCTGGTGCCCCAAGCGCTACGGCGATCGCCAAGTGCTGGTCGGCGAGGCCGAGAACCCGCTCACGCTGGCCTTCACCCCAGAGACGCTCATCTCGCTGGCCGACGGCCTGCAGACCGAGCGCCAAGATGGCAAGTAGTCTGGCCAAGAGGCTGCTCGATCCCGCGTTCCAGCGCGAGTACGCAGCTTACCCACCCGAACACCGCGCGGCCTTTGAGGCCCGCGTCGCGTGGCTCAAGAAAGCCCACGCTCACCAAGTTCTGCCGGCAGGTGACTGGTGGTCGATCTGGCTGCTGCTGGCTGGGCGCGGCGCCGGCAAGACGCGCACCGCGGCCGAGCAGGTCTGGTGGTGGGCGTGGACACAGCCCAACACGCGCTGGCTGGTATCCGCCCCCACGAGCGGCGACGTGCGTGCGACCTGCTTTGAGGGCGATAGCGGCATCCTGAACGTGATGCCTAAGGTGTTGCTGGCCGACTACAACAAGAGCCTCTCTGAGATCGTTTTAACCAACGGCAGCCTAATCAAGGGTATACCCGCATCCGAGCCCGAGCGATTCCGCGGCCCGCAGTTCCACGGCGCGTGGCTCGATGAGCTGGCTGCGTGGGAGTACTTAGACGACGCGTGGGATCAGATCCAGTTCGGTGTGCGGCTGGGTAAGCGCACGACCATCATCGCGTCCACCACTCCGCGCCCCAAGGACCTGATTGTGTCTCTGGCCGACCGCGACGGCGAGGACGTATACCTCACCACCGCATCAACCTACGCCAACCTTGACAACCTCGCCCCCAGCTTTCGCGACCAGATCCTGCAGTACGAGGGCACGCGTCTGGGCGACCAAGAGATTCACGCCTCGATCCTCTCGAGCGAGGACACCGGCATCGTCAAGCGCTCGTGGTTCAAGCTCTGGGGTGCCGAGAAGCCCCTGCCGCAGTTCGAGTACGTGGTCCAGTCATACGACTGCGCGACCAGCACCCGCACGGCCGCAGACCCCACCGCATGCGTGGTGCTTGGCGTGTTCAAGCCCAGCGAGGACAAGGGCATGAGCGTCATGCTGATCGACTGCTGGAGCGAGCGCATCCAGTACCCCGAGCTGCGCCCCAAGGTGATCTCGGAGAGCGAGGAGATCTACGGTGACGAGAACGAATTTGGCAACGGCAAGAAGGTCGACCTGATCCTGATCGAGGACAAGTCGGCTGGCATCGTGCTGCTCCAAGACTTACAGCGCGCCGGGCTGCCCGTGCGCAGCTACAACCCGGGCAACGCCGACAAGACCATGCGCCTAAACATCGTGAGCCCGCTGATCGCGCGCGGCCGCGTCTACCTGCCCGAGTCGACGGTCAACCCCGGCTGCGCGCGTGATTGGTGCGACGCGTTCCTGAGCCAAGTCTGCAGCTTCCCGGACAGCAAGCACGACGACTACGTCGACGCGCTCAGTCAGGCGCTCAGGGTGCTGCGCGACATGGGCTTCGTAAACATTGACCCGGTCGCCGACCCTGACCTATACTACGCCGACGACCGCCCCAAGCGCGACAACCCTTACGCAGCGTGAGCAAACATGGCCAGATTCCTAACCGATAGAGAGATCGCTTACATCCACGCAGCCGAGCTCGCGCGCAAACCCGTGCCCATGAGCGAGGCGCTGGGCAACCAGCAGGGCAAGACGCTCAAGCTGCTGCAGTACGACCGCATGCGCACCGACCCGTTCGATGAGAGCCAGCGCGGGGGCCCGTGGTTCTCATGGCTGCAGAAGGTGCAACCCGAGTACGAAAACGTGGGGGCGGCATTCACCAAGAAGAGCGGGGCCAAAGCTAAGGCCAAGGAGTCAGGCGAGGACGTGGTCTGGGCACCGTTTCTAGGCGCACGCGAGCAGCACAAGAGCAACACGCCCATGTTCAACAAGTTCATGGACGAGTTTGACCAGCAGGTCGCGCTAGGCAACATTAGCCCCGAGCTGCTGGCCTTGATCAACAAGCGCATTCCCAACATGCCTAAGCTGCCGGGCAAAAAGACCCAGCCCTTTGACCCGAATCGCGAGTACGACGTCTCCGACCCGAAGTTCCGTGAGCTGGTCGATACTTACGACCGGCGCGGTGCAATCGCCGAGATGCTGCGCGGTAAAGGCGTGGGCGGCCCAACCAAAGGGCGCACGGTTGACGTTGAGAAGCTACTTGCCAAGCACCTCGAGCCGTCAGCGGCCGATGTGGACAACTGGTCAATCGGTGACAGGCTGGTGCAGCTTGACAAGAACGTCAGCTACCGGCCCGACCTGCATCAAGCCTACCCCTACGTAAATCACGGCGAGGACTTGGGCGTAAAGTACAAGCACGCGCCGGCCGAGATCGTGCTGCGCGACTTTAACCAGAACATCCGGGACAACTTAAAACGCGAGCCAATGCAGATCGACTGGCGCACCATGAGCCCGTCGCAGTTCATCGACGAGGACTATCTCAAGTACCTGCAGCAGCGCGGCTATAAGGCGGGCGGCATGGTCGACTCGTTGCCTGAAGAGGCGATCAAAAACACGGTCAGAGACCCCGGTGCTGCCAAGATGCTGAGCATGGATTTGGCCAAGTTAGCCCTACTACGCCAACCGCCTAAGCATATGGCTGACGGTGGCGCTATTCATATGGAACACGGCGGCATCACACCGCGCGCTTTTAGCTACTCACCCACCGATCGTGATGAGCGCAATCGTCAACAAGGTTTACCTGCTGAATTCTATCGCGTTGGGCAAACCGATCCGACGATGCAAAGTTACGGCGCAGGTGTGAGTGTTCCCGTCGGGGGTGCAAGGTTGACCGCTGATGCAATAGGATCTCGCAACGCTCAGATGCGCGACACACTGGCGGGTATCATGCTTGGCGCTGAGTTCCCAGTGGGCGAAGGTACGCTTCGCGCTGAGACGATGCGCCCAACGATGCAAGGCGCGTCGCCTCAATACGGTATGCGCTATAGCAGACCGTTTGCAGAGGGTGGCATTATTGACGGGAAGCCCTTCTTTACAACCGCGCAGACGCCCTTTGCTGAGTACCGTCACAGCATTGGCATGAACAGAGGCGGCGAACGCATGGCCAAGGGCGGCAAGGCCCCCGTGCGCGAGATCGGCATCGATCCGAACCACAAGAAGGTGACCGAGCGTAATCCCGAGCTCACCGCGGCCGCGCAGAAAGTGGCAGCGGGCGAGATGACGCGCGACGAGTACTGGCGCATGGCTGACAAGATCAAGCCCGTCAAGCCCTACGACTTCGTGCCTAAGCCGGCCAGCGCTGAGCGGGTGACAGGCGCGCTTAAGGAACCCCAGCGCGAGCGCTACGGCACCGGATCAATCCCTGAGGGCCGTAAGGTCGGCCTGCGTCTGGACATCCCGGCGTATAGCAACCACGGCGTGTGGGTCAATTCCGTGCACGACGAGGAGGACAAGGGCAAGGCGTACTACGAGCCCGTGTCGCACATCACCGACGCGGTGTTTGACCGCTTTGAGAACAAGGCCCTGAACGTGGCCGCTGGCGTGGCTAAGGCCCCGTTTGCGCGCATTACAGGCAACTGGAAGCCTATCCATCAGGATGACGCCGTTGAGCGCGCGCAGGAGTATCTGGCGCACCCTGAGTGGCGTCAGGTGGGGATGGACCCAACCCGGCGCGGGCACTTTTACGACCGCGAGTCGATGCAGCCCATCCACAGCGCCGAGGAGGTCATCCAGATTGGCCCGCTCGTGCTGGCCAAGAAGCCCGTGTACGGCAAGCAAGAGGACTATACGTACGCCCAAGGGGGTGAGGTTAAATGAGCATCTTTGACGACGAAGCGCCCCCACCCGGATACCGCTATCACTACTTTGGCGACCCGGCTAAAGGAACCAGTGGGCGTTATCCTGTCCCGATAGAGACGCCGGTAGACGGGACCACGCCCAGTCGTGATGTGCTCGGCACAACGGCAGCACCGTCAGCGCCCACGACTGCGCCCGAGGTTCCACCAGCGCCAGCCACCGGTATTGCACCGCATCGGCCTGTTGCAGGTGAAGTGCCCGGGGGTCCTGCTTTAGAGCCTACACTTGATCAGATGCGTTATGAACTTGCACGCAAAAATCTGACACCTGCCGACTGGTTAATGGGCGCAGGCGAGAATGTAGCGTCTGTATTAACTGGACTCCCCGGCATGTTAGGTGGCTATGCTGGACTTGCATACCATGCTCTGCGCGGTGCGCCATTTAAAGAGGCCAATGAAAAGGCTGCAGATTGGGCGCGGGCAACGAGCTATCAGCCAACAACTTTGGCAGGCCAAGAAATTGCCGAAGACTATGTGCATCCTGTTTTATCACGACTACCGCCTGTGATCTCAGGCATTATGCCCGGACTTATGCGCCCACCTCGCGGTACGCTGGGCGCGCTGGGCGCTGGCGTCAAGCGCGACGTAGGGCAGTTCAGTAACGACATCTACAACGCGCAGCGTGGCATCACGCCGGGTTACCCCACGATGGGCACCGAGTTCCAGCGCGCGTTCGTTGAGCCCAAGCCATCTGTCTATGAAATGTTGACAGGCCTTGAGCCCTCCAACATACCGAGCACGGCCTCGGCCGCGGTCAAGCCCAACGTCAAGGGCACATGGCTATACGACTATACCGAGGGTAAACCCCTTGCTAGTGATGGATCAATCCTTGGCACGGTGCTCGAGCGCGCCTCTAAGAAGTTTGACATTATGTCGTGGCAACAGGAGGCAAACGACGTAATGCCACACTGGGGTCGGGACTTGTACAACCGACGGATGAATGCCGCTGAGTCCTTCATAAAAAACGACACAACCCCTGCCGAACGTAACAAAATACGTACGCACGCGATCGAGCAGTTTGTTAACGAGTACAACCCGTTAGCCGCTGCACAGGGCGAGCCGCTGTTACCGTCGCCTAGGCCCCAGATTGAAAAGATTGACGCCTACAACGAGTGGTTGACTAAGCCCCACCTGTCGTACATCCAGAAGCAGATGGGTACGGGCTTAGCAACCGATCCAGTGGTCAAGGCCGCTGAGGCCAAAACACCGTTGGTCGCCGAGGGCACCGACGTGCTGCAGCTCGCTGGATCACAAGGCCTTGAGAACCGTAATACGGCGCTGCAGTTGCGCAACGCTATCCCCGGCATGGCTGAGAAGTACCCCGACGTGGGCAACCTTACCGCGACAACCGATATGGGCAAAGCGGTAGAAGGATTGATTGACCGCGAGATATCCATGGTGCGCAAGGGCGACATCGATGTCGCTCAGGAACCAAACTACGCCGGAATACCTGAGCAAGTTGGCCCTGACACACCAATTTACGATTTAAGCAGCTACAACCAAAGCCAACTTTCTGGCCTGCCTGAGATTCAAAAGTACGTGTGGGAAAACCTTGAAAACGGCAAGTTCGATCCTAAGAAACTTGGCAACGTGTCAGTCGAGCAGGTCGCTAAGCTGATGGCTGATGACATCAAGAAGACCCAGCGCGCTGAGGCCAACAACGCCAAAATGTATGAGGGGTGGCGCTACAAGCGGCACCAAGAGCTGCCAAGCGTGACCGAATACGATGACGGCTCAAAGATGGTGCGCTTTGACAAAAATTACGCCGAGGCCGACCTAAGCGCATTTGTGCGCGATGTGTCGGTCGACACCAAGGACCTAAACCATTGCTTCGCGCAGTGCGGGCATTCGGTGCGTGGTGCAGCGCCTGAGTACAAGGGCAAGTACCTGCCCGTCGTAGAGCCGCACACCGGCATACGGCCTAAGGGTGCACCAGAGCCCCGTGGCGAGTACCACATGACAAGCTTCATGAAGGGCATCCTGAGCGGGGATGAGGTTCACTACACCTTGCGCGCCCCTAACGGTCAAGCACAGGCAACGATTGACACGCGCCCAGAGAAGGGGTCTTTTCGCGCCTTTAAAGTTCAACAGATTATGGGCGACGACGACGGCCCAATTAGGCCTGAGTTTGTGCCCCACGTTGTTAAGTGGCTTAACGAGAACGCTAATAACATCTCAAGCGCCACACGTGAGGACGGGCTAAAAAATCTTGGCGGTGTCTTTGACGCACGAAATACCAACGCGATTGACATTATGGGCATCAGCCCGCTTTGGGAATCAAACCCTATCAGGACC